ATCAGGAGCAGCTGGTTGCAAATTTCTTTGCTGTGGCGCAGCAGGTTGAGACTGTTGAGGTCTGTTTTTCTGCTGTGCTATTAATCTTTGGGCATTTTGCGCTTCATAAGAAGTTTTAGCAACCGCTTCTGTAGCTAATGTAATTGCTTCCGCATCCCCTAATTGTTGAGCTTCAGTTAAAGCACGACGAGCGCGTTCTTTATCAGAGTCAATTCTTTGAGCATACTCGCTAACTAACGTAGAGTCAGAAGACTGCAGTTTACTTTGAAGAGAGGTATTATGGTCAGATAATTTCTTAGCAAATTCAACCGCTTCTTCTCGTTGACGTTCAGCTTCTCGCATACGATAAGTTAGTTTATCAATACGCTTTTGAACACCGTCGCTATAATCTTCTAGCTCATCAACATTGTTTTCTTGAGAGGCAGACGTATCGAAATCTTGAGAAGACTCCTGTAATACATCAGCTTCCCGTGGATCTACTTCTTCATCTGGAAGTATTAGTTCAATTTCTTGAGACTCAGACATTTTCTATCCCCTTATTGCAGAATATCTTCTGGATTGTTTACAGTAGCTAAGATTTCATCATCGTTTAAAAGACGCATATCGCCTCCATCGATGTTAAATCTTGCTCCTGCGTAGCGACCAAAAATTACCCAATCACCCTCTTCACACCAAGAGCCTTCAGGAAATTTATCACGATCGGAATATGCATCTGGGCCTTTTCTTACAACAAGCCCAACTACGGTAGCTATCCGCTCTTTATCAAGAGTTTGTTTAGCTAACATAATACCGCCTTTTGTTTTCTCCGGAGGAGTAAACGGTAGGATCAACATACGATACCCTGTAGGGTTTGGTAGTTTATCCGCATGAGATTCTAAATTTTCAGGAGTTATTGCTTCCTTTTTAGGTTCTAAAGGCGTATCAGAACCAAAATTCAAAACTCTTTTAGGGGTAGCTTCTATGCTACTTAGATCAACTTCATCGGTCGTCTTCGACATCTTCCATCCTTCCATGCAGGGCAGTTATCTCTTGTTCAGCAAAATTAAGCCCCGAAATTTCACCAACTATTCGTTGGTACTGAACAAAGTCTTGTGCGCCACCAGTGGCGAGTGTATGCGTGAGATCCGCTTGTCTCTCACGTAATTTGCGGAGTAAAAACTCCGAATACTTTAAAAAATCCATTAGGTAATGTAGCTAGTAAAATCTAATCCTTTAGTAGCCGCACCTGTTCCTTTCGTTTTTACTTTTTTACCTTCGAGATTTACAGTCGGCTGTTCCAGTTTCGTAGCCGTCGCAAAACCTTTATCACTAGCTTCAGGAATAGAAGGCATAATTTTTGCGGCCTGTTTATTACTAGGCGAGGGGTAAGGCATCTCTTTAGAACGAAAACTTCTCATTTTCGTTTCTTAGGCTTGCCGCCATTCTTCATCATAGGCATCTTTTTAGAAGATTTTCCACCGTTCATCATCTTCTTAGGCATCTTTTTGTTTGCTTTCTTTCCAGGCATTTTATTCTCCTTCAGAGTATAAATTATTAAATGTAATATTCGGATCCATATAACTATCGTCACTTTCAGCACTATGAACGTGCTGGCTTGGGTAAAAGTCCGGTGCTCCTGAACCTGTTTCCCATAATGCAGGATTGGTCGCTCTTACACGATTATTAGGTAACGCTATTATGTTACCTGTCCATTTCCCAGCATCTGTTAGCTGAATAACGTGATTCTGCTTATGTTGTGCAGGATCATCAGCAATATCGTTTCCTGTATAATCAACAGTAAACAAATACTTACCTGTATGAAACTCGTTATCTATTTTACATAGCCATGGGCTAGAAGATACGCGATCCATAACAACAACCTCATGGTCTCGGGAACTACAATCCCAAGGCTGTGCTAAATGTGTTTCCATAGATTCTGGCATTTCTTCAAGAAGTGCGTCTCCAACTAAAGCAGTAATAGGCATCCTAGCCCACATCGCTCCTCCGTGGAGGTTTTCAGAATCTTCTTCTGCATCCATTTCGTATCCAGTAAATACGACTTGGAAAGATAAAGATCTATCAGGAATAGTATTTACAGCAATTGCTATCGCGTGTAAATACTCTCCATGGTATTTCAAGTGATTGTGTGTGTATTCTTTTCTAACCCAGCAATTAAAGTGAGGAATATTGCTGATTAGATGTGGCATTTAGTCTTGTTCCCTTGATTCGCGAACTATTTTCGCTATGTCTGTTAAATTAGAATCTACTTCTCGTTCATCTCGCATTTCTGCTTGTTGTAACTCAGAAGCTACTCTTATATCTGTTTGCTGTTCTTGAGATTCAATACGTTCTCTTTCAAGTCCTGCCTTACGCTCAGAATCTCTATCACGTTGCTTGAGTTTCTCAAGTTCTAGATCCATCTGTGCATCGAACATCTCACGCGCAGGATCTTGTTGCTGTGCTGCCATCGCTTGAGCTAACGCTTGTTCTTGACCAGTAATCTGTTGAGTTGCTTGCGCTGCGGCTATAGCAATCTGGCTTTCTGCTTCGGGAGGAAGCTGAGGCATTTGACCTTCCGGTCCAGGCTGTGGTAATTGGATACCTTGTTGAGCCAGCATTTCTTCTACTTGTATGCGGTACTTCAAAGCAATGTGTTCTTGGATATGCGCTTGTAACGCAGACATAGCTTGAGGGTTTTGCTGGATTTGAGGGCTTTGCATAAACGCCGTATGCGCTTGGATATGAGCATCATGGTTTTGTTGAATAAATGCTTTTAAAGGAGAACCCATTATAGCATCCATATTCTCTTGAATAGGATCTTTAGGAGCAGGAGGGATATCAGGGATTAAAATATCGTCAATATCTTTAATGTTTAACGCAATATACATTTTACGAAAGGCTTCTTTCATATTATGTATCTGCGGTGCGCTTTGCGCCATCTGTAACTGCGTTTGCGCTAAAATAATACGTTGGGTTGTACTAAAGATATTAGGATCGCAAACAGGTATTACATCAACGCTAGTATTAAAGTCTTCTGCGAATACTGTTTGTTCCGCACCCTGCACTTGATATGGGTACTCTGGAGGTAAATACTCTCCGAACAATCTCTTTAAGATTTTAAATTCACTACGTTGTGCATAATGCATACGTTTATGAATAGATGAAATAACCTTCTGGCCTTTCTCTAAAAGAGCAACAGTAGTTCCTACAGGAGCTTCGCTATTACTATCTCCAGTATTTTGTTCCATAACAGAAGCAAAACGCTGACCAGATTCAACAAGTAAGCCTAATAAGTTTGCTAATGTAGGACTTGGCTCTTTATACGGTAACGGCATAAAGGAATCACGAATGGTTCCTCCTGGAGTATCAACATCTCTCCATTCTCCTGGCTGTACAGGATCATCTGACCGTTGAATATTTAATCCGCGAGCTTTGAAACCAGCTGGTAAATTAGCTAGGGTTCCTGCATCAATCAGCTGTCTTAAAATCGCAGTAGCTGATTTAGTTACTCCGCCAATCATATGGATTAAACCGAAACCGTAAAAACCTAATCCAGGAAGGAATTTGTAGTGCGTAAAGTATTCAACTTTTTTACGCATTGGATCGTTTTCAATGTAATTACGTCTAACAGCTAATACATCGTTAGTATCTTTACATACGGTAATAATGTACGGCAAAGCTAACCCTGTAGGCTCGCCTTCGCTATCTGTATGTTCAAAACCTTCAATGTCTAATTCGGTATGACATTCAAGTAATGTAAAGTCGTGTTGATCACCTGTTCTTGTAACTCCGTCAATCTCATCTATTTTAGATTGAACAGAATCATTATCTCCACCATACATCGGAGCGTTCATGTCCGTATCTAAATAAAACCCGCTTAATTGTAATTTAAGCAGGTCATTTTCTGTCATCGTCATACGATGAGTTATACGGGGAGACGTATGTAAATCTGTAGCACTATACGGAACAACTAGATCTTCTGCTTTAATAAAACGAGAAACTATCCGTCCCATCGCAGGGTCAAAATAACATTTTTTAAACGCAGAACCAGCCAGCGGTAAAAAGAACAACATCTGATCCATTTCTGGATCGTATTCTTCCATTTTGTATAACAACTGGTAATTCATGAAATCCTTTACGCGATTAGCTTGCATCGCTTTAGGATCGCTAGACGCACC